CACCACACCCGCCCCGGGGGAACGGAACGGCCGAAATGCCCGATCATCGGGTGTAGGCGCGGGGCCTGACCGACAACCACACACGCGGGAGCCCCACCGCCATGCCGCCCTCCAAGCTCAAGCGCGACGAAGTCACCGTCCGCCGCATCCAGCTCCTCAAGCTGCGGCGACAGGGAGTCCGCTACGACGACGAGCGCATACTCGCCCTCGGCTACACCAGCCCCAACAGCGCCCGCCGCGACCTCCACCGCGCCCTCGAAGAACACCGCGACGAAGAAGCAGCCGAGGCCAGCATCTACCGGCAGCAGGAGAACGAACGTCTCGACGCCCTCCTCGAAGCCGCATGGCCCCGCGCCACACAACCCCACCTCGTCTTCAACAAGGACAGAGAGGTCGTCGGCGAGGAGATCGACATGCGGGCCGTCGACACCGTCCTCCGCCTCATGGACCGCCGCGCCAAACTCAACGGCCTCGACATGCCCATCAAGAACGAGATCGCCGGGCCCGACGGCGGCGCCATCCCCCTGGGCGGCACCCTCGCCGAGCTGAACGCCCTCATCGACACCGCTGGCGAGACCGCCTCCCGTGCCGACGGACCCACCGTGCCCGCCGAGGACGAGGATGACGACAGCGACGGCTGACCTCGAGGAAGTAGCCCTCGCCCAGTACCGCACCCTCCCGGCCGCCGAACGACGCCGCATCGGACGCCAGGCCAGCCCCGAGCTACGCCTACGCCTCGCGCACGTCGAACGCACCATGGCCCTCGACAGGTCCCCGGGCGCGCTCGCCGCGGTCCTCACCTCCGGACGGGAGATGCAGGCCCCCCACCTCGACCTCATCGACCGCATCTACCAGCGCATCGCCGCCGGAGAACGCCTCCGCGTCATGGTGACCATGCCCCCACGCGCGGGAAAGTCCCGCCGCACCTCCCGCTGGGGCCCCGTCTGGTACCTGCGCCGACGGCCCGAGCACCGCTTCATGCTCGCCTCCTACGCCGCCCACCTCGCCGACGACCACGGACGCTGGGTCCGCAACACCATCACCGAACACGCCCCCACCCTCGGCATCGACCTGCGCTACGGCTCCCAGGCCGCCAACCGGTTCGACGTCGCCGGCCACGAAGGCGGCATGGTCACCGCCGGTGTCGGAGGCGCGTTGACCGGCCGCGGCGCGCACGTAGCGGCCGTGGACGACCCCTTCAAAGGCTCTGAAGACGCCGGATCCCCGACCCAGCGGGACCGGGTGTGGGACTGGTGGCAGTCCGTCCTCCTCACCCGCCTCGAACCCCAAGGCTCAGTCCTGCTCGTGAACACCCGCTGGGATGACGACGACCTCTCCGGGCGCCTCCTCAAGGAAGAGCCGGACGACTGGATCGTCATCGACCTCCCGGCCATCGCCCTCTCCGACCACGATCCGCTCGGCCGGCAGCCCGGTGAGGCCCTGTGGCCCGAGCGGTACAGCGCCGACGACTACGCCCGCATACGGAAGTCCGTGGGCGAGCGCGTCTGGTGGTCCCTCTACCAGCAGCAGCCGAGACCTCTCGAAGGCGGCGTCTGGCAATGGTCCTGGATCACCGCCAACCGGATCAGCCCCGTCGCGTTCCGCGGCGTCGACCTCGCGCGCGTCGTTGTCGCCCTCGACCCCGCCGGAGGTGACACCCCCGGCCACGACGAATCCGGCATCGTCGCCGCCGGACGCAGCACCGACGGCCACTACTACGTCCTCGCCGACCGCACCGGCAAGCACTCCGCCGAGAACCGCGGCCGCGAGACCTGCCTCCTCGCCCTGGAACTGGACGCCGACGCCATCGTGGTGGAGACCAACTACGGCGGCGACATGGCCCGACAGAACGTCGTGCAGGCGTGGGCCGAGCTGGAGCGGCAGGGCCTGACGAAGGGCCGTTCGATGCCGCGGGTGCTGGACGTGACCGCGAAGAAGGGCAAGCGCCTGCGCGCGGAGCCGATCGCCCAGCTCTACGAAACCGGCCTCGTCCACCATTGCGCCGAGTTCCAGCAGCTCGAGACGCAGATGGTCACCTGGGTCCCTGGGCTCGACTCCCCGGACCGGATGGACGCCGCCGTGCACGCCCTCACCGAGTTGGCCAACCCGGGCGCAGCGGGCACCGGTAGCAGGTCGTACGCCGACCACCGGCTCTCCGGGCGTCGATGAAGCGGGTGGTGCGCTCGCTCACTGGCCACCTTCCGGGCCGGGTCGCTCGGGCACCTTCGCGCCAGGTTCTCCGACGTACCACCGGACGAAGGCGCGCAGCACCTTAGACATATCGGCTTCGGGATCGGGCCCGCGTTCGACGGCGTCGCCGAAGCGTTCCCACAGGTCATCGGTGGTGCGGAATCGCCGGAGCCCGGTGGGCGCCTTGTCTGCCATGGCTGTGCCTCCTTTGTGGCTACACGAAGTCTCTCACAGGGCTTGCACTGTGGCTACAGTGTGGCTACATTAGAGACATCGGAAAGCGCCAAGCAGGGGAGAACGAAATGAGCAACCAGTTCACCACCGCCCTCACCGCCGCCGACCTGCCGAAGGGCACCCGCGTCGCATCCCCTGAGGGACGGATGGGGACCGTTAACGGGGTCGACGTTGGCCGCGTCACCCTGTCGGACCACCCCAGCTACGGCCGCGAGTACGTCGGCGTCGACTGGGACGCGGACACGAAGTGCCCGTGGGGAGGGCGGAGCCGCCCCTTCGTCGACGAGCTGGCCATCGAAGACGCGCAGGAGAGCGCCACGACCGAGACGTTCGTGCCCGTCGACTTCGCCGACGTACACGAGGGCGACACCGTCCAGTTCGTCACCGCCAACAACGGCTTCGACGGCGGTGACGACGTGTGGCGCATCGGCACGGTCACCAAGGTCACCGAGAAGACGGTCCGCGTGGCGTGCGACAGCAACGCCTTCGGCTCCGCTGCTGTCCTGCGTAAGCACCAGCCCTCTTGGAACGCGCGCTGCGTGAGCAAGTCCGTCGAGACGCCGGACGAGGCACCGTTCCAGCCGGGCGAGCGGGTCGTGCACGCGGACGGCCGGTGTTTCAAGTTCGTCAGCGTGAACCCGGAGGACTCCTCCCGCATCCTCGTCGCGCGGCCCACTGACGGGCGCGTGGTGTCGTGGATCCTGAGCGAGTGCCGGGCGGAGAACGAGACCGAGATCGCGGCACGCCACGGCGAGACCGACAAGCTGCACAACGCCACCTGCAAGAGCCAGGGCGACTGCATCAGCCACGGCATCAAGGACAAGCGGGGCAGTCGGGGCCTCGAACTCGGCGTCATCCCGGCCTGCGAGCCCGGAACGACCTACGGCGCCTGGTCCGAGGGCGCGGGCGGCTTCGTCCACTCCGGCGACTGCGCCACCGAGGTCGCGAACTGGGCGGCCGACGAACTGCGGAAGCTCGTCAAGGAGGACGACACCGACACGATCGAGATCCTGGCCGTCTGCCGCGACCACGAGGAGCAGCCTAAGGGCGGCTGCGAGGGATGCGCCGAGGAGGACCCGGACGACGAGTGATCAACCAGAAGTGACGGTGCCCCGGCTGAGGAAAGCAGCCGGGGCACACGCACGTCAGCCTACCGCCACACTGGAGACCTGATGATCGCCATCCTCCGAACACTGTGGACCGTAACGCTCGACTCCTACGCCAACGACAACGGCATCGACCCCGACCGCGTCGAGGGCGACCTGGCGAGCTACCTGGTCTTCGCGATCAACGACATAGCGCCGCTCGAAGAAGCTGGCGCATACGCCACGTGCATCACCCCGCGCCCCGATCCGCAGCCGCCAGGACAGGCGGTAGTCCGCTGCGACTGGCGCATCACCGTGGACCGGGAAGCCTGGCAGCAGGCTCGCGGCATCGGCCGCCAGGCCGCACGCCGTGACCTTCTAGAGCACGTTGCGCGCGAGCTGTACAGCCTCCCGTCCGTGTGCGACACCGACGCCGTAATGACGGCCACCTACCACACCGGGGAAGGGCTCATGCGACGGCGCTTCCAGCCCAGCGACCGGAAGCGCGCCCGCCTGGCCGCCGTCGTGCCGGGCCTGGGCACGTGACCGACGGCACCTCGACGCCAGTTGTCCCACAGCATCCCCCGTGCCCGGGGCAATCGCTGGCCCCACCACCCGTACCCTGATCACAGGCGCGGGGCCTGGACCGGGAACGGGAGTATCGGGTGAGCCTGCGCAGCGTCGTCATCCACGCCTGGAGCTGGCTTAACTACAAGCCAGTGTTCTCCGACTCCCTCGGTATGCCGAATCGGCGCGTCTTCCCTGAGTCGGTCGCCATGTGGGTGCCCGCCGAGGACGAGCGGCGCCTCGCCGCCTACAAGCTGCTGGCCGCGTACGACCAGAACCAGGCCGCTGAGCTGGCCGAGGTCGGCGGCGACATCCACGCCCGCGACCGCAGAGAGTTCGGCGACCCCAGCATGTTCGTCGACACGCTCGTCGCCCACGTCCTCGGCCGAGAGCAGTACATCACCGTGCCGGGCGCCGAGGACGACACCGACGACGGGAACGCCGAGCCGGAGGCGGCGACCGCGGCCCGCGTGCAGGAGCTGCTGCGGGACTGGGCGGAGGCCGAGCAGCTGCCGATGCGGCAGCAGCAGTGCGAACGGAAGGCCGTGGCCCTGGGGGATGGGGTGTACCGGCTGGCGTGGGAGCCGTCGAAGAACCGGCCCACGTTGAGGGTGACGGACCCCGGCTTCTACTTCCCGGTCCTGCCGGAAGACGGTGACGCGGGGGAGTACCCGACGCGCGTGCACTTCGCGTGGGAACTACCCGAGGACCCCAAGCGCGGCCTGAAGGCGCGGCTGCGGCGCATCACGTACGAGCTGGACTGGATCCGCCCCGCCACCGCCCCCGGCGTCGACAAGAACGGCCGCGCGGTCCGGGCGC